CTCGAACCCTGCGCCGCATGTACGGCAACGCCACCCACCTCGCTGATGCCGCGGTTTTGTACACATTCCGTTCTTATACTCGAGGCACTCCAACCCCATTGAGCACATGTCTCGATGATAGAGCGGATACCCAGACGGTCGTGATTGTTCGACCCCGCATGAACACTTGATCCAGAGTTCACCAAACTCATCGAATCCTTCCCAGTGTTCACGCACGCGGATCCACTCAATGTCACTTGTCTTGACACATCTTGAGGCAAAACTAACGGGCACATCACATGGAACCTGACGAGTCGGAGCAACGCTGCATTCCAACACTCGTCGGTGCACTTGTGAGGAGTCTTCGGTTCGTCGCGCGGATCTTGTAACCCGCAACGCCAATCGAGTCTCGGACAATTGTCGTTGCTTCGAGCCTTTAACACACCCAGGCGAGCCTCCAGCCGCGCTACACCACCGCCCTGCCCACCGATGTCTATATACATCGTCGGCCTCTCGAGCAGTAGATGGGCTGACCGTTTCCAGCGACGAACAAATTTTTCGAAGCTGTACTGCTCGGCCTGCCGCCTTTCCGCGGCCAGCACTGGGTGTCCATGCGGACCCCAATGTGGCTCGTGCTCGCCTTGGTGAAAAGGGTACTCCAAGTGAGAATGCTCATCCACACCAGCTAGGTCTCTCACTGCCTCAGCCGCGCACGTTGGCGCCTGCTGATGCAGTGATCCACCATTGCTACCTTTCGAGCGGCGCGCGCGCTCACGCTCACGCCTCCCTTTCTTAGGTCGCCTACTGGATGTGGATGTAGCTCGCTGTACCGTGTCGCCTGTCGAACTACCTCCATCGTGCTCGCCACCAACATGCTTGCACGGCCCCTCAACCGCCCGATGTGAGCAGTATGAGGTGTCGGAACGTGGACTCCAAGACCCTCGTCGATCGGGGGGTCTGGGCACCACGCTTGAGCACTCGGGTCGAGCGTTGATTGAGATATCATCGACCGGCACGGCGTCGACTCCTGCGTCAACACTACCGGAGTTGAGTCCGTCAGATTTGATATCGACAAGACCGGTGAGGGTGGAACGGCAATCGGCGACGTTACCACTCTGGACCGGGGTTGTGACACCATCCCGGGCTCCCCGGGCGAAGACGAGGGGAATAGCAGCCAATCCCAACCCTCCTCCAGAGGTGGAGCCCTCACCGAAGGTGTCATCGAACTGGGCACCAATTCCGGGGGACTCAACAACCTTTGGGGGTTGCGGCGCACTTGGGGGTTCAGCTGAGCACAAGTCAATGCTGGGGAGTTGCCGCCAGCCAAGCGAGGCTCCAAAATCACCAAACCTCCCGGAAGCGCCGGGCTTAATGGGTCGTGAGGCGATTGTTCGCCACACACCAGCTCGTTCATCGAACTGCATCTGGTTAGGGAGAGACCTGTGCTGCCGATACTACCTGTTCCCGTACAACGGTCACTAGGTGCTCGTGCAGCAAATCTGTGGAATTTACCTCCCGTGAGTCGACGATCAAACCCGCGACCACCTCGGGGAGCTCCAGTTCCACGCTCATTCGAACCAGGATCAAAACTCATCCAAAACCTTTTGGATTCACGCACAAAGTACGATTCGCTTTAACTCTTGCTAAGGTGTCGTTCACCGCACGAAATAATCGCGCACA